TCAGGTCGTGGTGGTGCCATCATCCGGCGGCAGCGGCGCAAGGAATTCGTCGGTCGCCGCGTTGATCCGCGCCAGCGCGGTGTCGATCTCCTCCTGCGTGGCGTTGGTGCCGGCCAAGAGCCCGGCCAGCGCCCGCACATAAGGGGCGGATGAGACGACACCCCGCTCGATTGCCGGCGCTACACGGATGATGCCGTTTACGATCGCTTCCGCAACGGCGATGCCGGCGGTGATGTCTGCTGCACTCACCATGTCACTGCGCTCCTTCGGCCAGAATGTCCTGCACATCGATCAAAGCGGCCCGTGCCGCACCGACCACATTGGTGACGTCGATGCCGGGATAGGTCTTCGCGAACGCCACCATGCGGTTCACCGCCAGCCGCGCACGCGCCATCGCGGCCTGTAGCCGGACGATGACGGAGCGACGCGCGCAGATATTGGTGGCGCTCGGCACGGTGCCGGTCCGGCATAGCGGCAGCGCCCGATAAGCATTGGCGGCGCTCACCGCGACGCCATAGGCATTCTCGATGCCGTAGATCGTGTTGAGCGTCACCGCATTCGCCAGATTGATCGACGGCAGAGCCGCCGTCTGGCAGCCGGCCAGCACGAGGCCGAGCGCCAGCGCGGCGCAAGCCATGAGCTTTCGCATGATGTGTCCCCGAATGGATGTGATGGATGAAAAGCCGCTAGCGGCTGACGATGCCGGTGGCCGAACTGACGGTCGGCACATCGGAACGCGCCGCGACCTGCGCGGTTGTCGCGCGGGTACCGTATTTCACGTAGATGCCCCAACCTGCGGTAAACAAGGTGCCGAGCGCGCCGATGATGGCCGTCAATTCATCGCCGGTCAGCAGACCGCGATTGGTGAAGTAGCCACCAATCGCGAGCAATGTGTAACGGACGGTCTGCCAGACTATATCGGAGCTCATGACAAGCCTCCTTTCGAGTGAGATTTCATCGCGCCGCAGCACGAACGCTGCGGCAACTGGACACGCCTCAAGGGCGCGAAGACATGAGACGGTGCGCAAGCCGATTCTGGGAATCGTACGGAGATGCAATGGAACGAGAAGACGACTGGAAAGTGCTGCTTGGTGTTGGCCTGTTCGCCATCACTCTTTTCATCTTCAGCATCGAAGCGATGCAGAAGACCTATCGGCATAATCCGGCAGTCAAGGACGTTTTCTCGGTGATGGGAGGCGGCATGGGCACAGTCAACACGCGGACGAAAGCCGTCGACCACCCTTAGCGGGAACTGGCTTCTCGTCCGACAAGACTGCGGAACACGATCCGGCAGCATAAATTTGGGCGCATGGCTTGCCCAAAGCGAAGCTTGCACGCTATACGGCCGCCATGTTCGGAACAGACCTGACCCAGACGGAACGATACCTGATCGGTATCGCCGCCGCATTGACCTTCGCGGTCTTCTATATCGTCGGCCTGCAACTTGGCGGGCATTGGTGATCAGACCAGGGCCTGCTCAGGTGCTTTCTCTTTTCCGGCAAGACCAGCCTCGAACAACCGCGCTTCGCGCTCGCGGCGCAGCGCGACGCCGCGCACTGCAGGCGCAGTCCAGAGCCGTTTCATCTTGCGGAGTTCGGCCGGGATGCGATCGAAGACCTTGGCGATCATGTGCGCCTTGATCGCGCGCATTTCCTGATAGCGAGCACCTTGCGCGGAGAACGAAGCGCCTCGATTATAGACGAGAGACGTCAAGACACCCCGACAGCTCGGCGGCAGCAGATCGAAATTCGGCAATGCCTTTCGCGTCAGCGCCAGATATTTCGGCAGCGATGTCTCGCAGAACACCGCGATGGCGGCGTCCCATTCAATCAGCACCAAAGGACGCACTTTCCCGAGCTGGGCTTGCGCTGCACGGCCTGTCAGGCCTGCCACACTCGCAAGTGCATCGACCATTGCGGGCGCGATCTTCCCTCCCCAATCGGCGCAAATTGTCGCCGCACTGGAATAGCCGCAATCATAGCCGATACCGACCGTGATGCCGGACGCGCCGCCCGGCCGGATCGGCCGCCGGCAATTCAGCTCATATGACTTTCGGCCGGAGGTCTCCGAATTGACGATCTCGTCAAAGGCTTCCCGCGAGATGCCATGAAGATCAGGCGCAGCAGCACGCGCCACCATGGCAGCGTTGGGCATGGAATTCTCCATTGCAGTCATGAGGCTGGTCGGGCTATCGTCCCGATTGCGGCGACGGCGTGACAACCGGCACCGCGTAAAGGCAGCAGAGGTGAACCCGTTATGCCGGGTGGCCCCGAGAATAAATCCTAGTAGCAACGCCGGGTCGCTCCCGACGCGGGATGAATATTGGGGGTCAGCTACCTCTGCTGCTGATTGTCAACCACCCGGCACCACGCGGTGCCGGCTTGGCAGCAGAGGCACCCATGGAACGCATATCTTACAGCGCACCTCTTTATGCGCTTGGGATTGTGGTCGTCGCTATCGCGATACTCGCTATAGGGGCCTGCGCAATTATCTTCTAATGTACCGCAACGCTTCCACCGTAGATCGGCACGTTCTTGCCGTTCGCGGTCTTGACGCGTGCCGCGAAGGATGCGCCTGCGGTGCACGCCGTGTCGGCTGTCTCGGCAACCTTCCGACCGCTTTGGCTATATGCAGTCACTGATGAAAGTGTTGCCGCCGACCAATTGGTGCCGCCATCGCAGGTCACTTCGACTATCAAATCAGTGTTCAGCGTCGGTACGTCCACATTGTCGAATTCGATTAGCGCGCGCGCGTTGCTGACACTCGCGTCGGTTGTTTGCGAGAGCGTTGTCAGCGTCATATCGGCAAAGATCCCAGCCGCTGTCTCGATCTTGCTGACGGTCGTCAGGTCGTAGGAACTAGATGCGCTATAGCCCGTTCCTGCTGTGGTACCTGCATCGTTTCCGCTCTTGTAATAAGCGGCATATCCGCCACCAAGAGCACCCTTGGCGAAGCCGCAGGCATCTGACGTTCCGCTAAAATAAATGGTAACGATCAGATATTTTGCGTTGTCATAGTTGTAGGCGACAGGATCGCTGACAACAGCCGATCCGCCCGCAGTAAGGGTAACGCTGTTCGCTCCGCCAAATTTAACTTGAACCTGCGTGCCGTCGAAATCCAGAGAACTCCCACCGCCGCTGGTGTGGCCCACATAAACAGCAGCGACACTGGAGTTGTTGCCTGAAGATGACGGCTTGAGTGTCAGCTTGAGGTACTTGCCTGTGACACCCGCGCCACCGGGCGGAATGATCTGGCGCAGGGTCAGTCCGCCCCAGCCCGACCCATTCATTGTCAGATTTTGAGAAATCTGCGTGACGTATGAGCCAGCCCCCGATGTTGGCTTCACATACCCGCTGCTTGCAGCATTGGACACATCCACGTTCGACGATGCGCCGGCGTTGATCCCGCGATCCGCGTCGGTCGCAGCCTTGAAGCCGGTCGCCCAGGCCTTGATGACACGACGCGGTGCGCCGAGCAGCTTGGATTGATAGATGCGATCGAGCAGGATGTTGCGCCGGTCGGTGTCGGAGAGACCATCACCACCGCCACCACCTCCTCCGCTTGCGCTGTCGCTGCGCACGATCGCGAACCAGCGCGCGGCGGTGCCGTCATAGCGCAGCACCGCGGCATGCTTGGGTCCAAGAACAATGTCGTCGCCGAACGCGAAACGGTTCGCCGCGGCCGACGACGCACCCTCGTCGCACAGCACGACACCCTGGCTGCCGACATTGAGGACGGCCAGCACACGGCCCTCGATGCCGCCGGCCAGCCCCGAAACCGCCCGCGCAGCGTCGGTGGAGAGCTGCAACACCGAGCAGGTCGAAAGTCCGGCCGGATCGTAGTCGTCCTGATCGGCGGTGATGGTCGCCGGCGACACCACACCCGACAGCGCAAAGCCGCGCGGCAGGGTCAGGTTTCCGGTCGCCTGATCGATAATGAAAGCTTCCGTAAAGGCCGTGCCGTCATCCGACACCTTCAACTTGAAGGCATCCGAGCCGATCAGGCCGAATTCCGCACAGCCGGAGAACGCATCGGAAAACACCACCGAGGCGACATTGTCTGCCCCTTCCTTCGAGATCTGGATACGCATGTCGCCGGTGCCGCCATCGGCGGCATCGATCGCACTGAACAGCGCGGCGTTGGAGCAGACGCGGAGCCGATTGTCATCATCCGGCGTGGCGTTGATCCCAAGCTCGGTGATGGCACCCAGCGTTCCCTCGCCACCCGGCATATGGCGCCATGTGGCGCCGTCGAACACCAGTTGCATTTCATCGGCCGCCGACCAGACACACCAACCCATCTTCGGGGCAAGGAAACGCCACGCGCCATCCTCCCAGCAGGCGATGGCTTGGGCCTGTCCGCTCCACGCGCCGCTCGCTCCGCCTGGCACGAGATAGCGCGCGCCAGCCGGCGGCGTCTCCGGCGGCGTCATCAGGGTGGTGTCCTCCACGCCGATCTGAATCGCCGCGTCGAGAATCCGCAGCGCTTCATTATGGGTGACATGCTTCTGCGCCTGGCTGCCGTCGATGAACGGAAGCCCGAGATGGGTTGTGTCTGTCATGATCGCTCAGAGGGTGAGAGTGAATTCGGCGGGATGGCCGCGGCCGACCGTGCTGGAGAGTTGCGCCACACGGATATGAAGACTCGTCTGCGGTGCACCGAAATCCGCAAGCTCATCAGCGTATGCATAGAGCAGCGTCGGGACCGACGACGACAGCGTACGCACCACCGACGATCCCGACAGGATCTCGACCTGATATGCCTCGATGTCCTCGCCGAGCGGCACCTCGACGCCCCACGCATCGCCATCGCGGCGGGTTCGCCTGATCCACGTGATGCGGATACCGCCCGCTTCGCGCGCGGCGCTCACATGCACCGGCGACAGCGGCATCAGCGCGGTTGCCTGCGGCGTCAGCGTCATCGCTAGCGCGGACGGATCGTCATGGCCGCGACCGGTCGCAACGATGCGCAGATCGATGGTGCGGTCGAGCGCACCGAGCCCACGTGCAATCGGAATGAGGTGATCGTCGAGCAGCACGAACGGTGCGCCGGCAGGAAGCGGGTTGGCGATGGCATATTCGCTGCCGGCCTGTCCGCGCAGCAACCGGGAGATTTCATACGTGCCGGCCTCCACCAGCTCGGCGTTGACGAATTGCAACACCTCCCATGCGCCATCAGTATTCAGCACCGCCGCAGCACTGGCGCCGTTAAGCACGCGCAGATCGCCGACAGATGTCAGCGCGCCACCATAGAGCCGCACGCGGATCTTGCCGGCACGGTCCCAGCACCCGCTCGGGCCTACCGGAAGCGCATCGAGCGTCTCGCCGATGATCGCAGGCGCCAGCGCCACCGCCGCCCGCTCGAAGCTCAACCCGTCGCTGGAACGCCACACCGCGATCGAGCCCGGCCAGGGATCGGCGAACACCGCAAGCCGTGTCAGAACCGGCGGATCGGAGGCATCGAGCGTCGGAAGATCGAGCGTCAGCGCCTGCACCGGACCAAGAGCCGGCGGAATTTTCGGCACGATCTGACGCGGCAACAGCAGCGGCACCGAAAAGATTTCCGGATCGATGCTGCGCGCCTTGACCTGCCGGCTTTCGGTATCAACCAATTCGTCGATCTCGAACAGCCGGCGACGCTCCCCGATCGTCACGCCGACAACATCGCCGGCGCAGAGCGCAAGCTGGTTCATGCCGAGGGCGAAAGTGACGCTCTCGCGCGCAGCCCACAGGTCCTGCAGCCAGATATCGGCGCGCCGCTTGGCCGCGGCATCATTCGTCACCACGGCAAGATCGGAATGCAAGGAGCGATTTGTGCCTCCGACCAGACGCCGCGAATTCACCGCCGAGCGGCGATAATCCGCCGCGCCATCGGTGAAACCGAAGCTCACCTCGCGCGGCAATTCGGTCTCCTGCCCGCGCGTGAGCTGCGCCGGTGCTCCCTTGTCCGGGTCGACCAGATCGTCCTCGCCGATTTCCACCACCGGTGCGCCACCGCGCTGCACGAACGCCAGTTCGCCATCGATGGTCGTGGCATCGAACGCATAGGCCATCGCCAGCGGCTCGATCATCGCGCGCGGCGTCATCGGCCGATCGACGACATAACCGTCGCAACTGTCGCGCAGCGCATCGGCGTTGGCGCCGGTGACCTCGGAATCCGAAAGCAGCGTTCCGACCAGCGCATCGAGCGGCGCGGCGCCGAGCCGTCCGGTCAGCCAGTGCCCGGTCTGCCAGTTCGGCGCGTCGCTCCACACATCTGCTGCTGCCGGAAACACCGGATAAGGCCGCGCGTCCCAGGTCCACAGATGAATGCCTGAGACGTCGACCATCCGCCCGTCATAGACCGGCGAGAGCGGATTGTGCGCGTCATCGCCGCCGAATTCGGGATCGAACGCGCCGATCATGGTTTCCAGATAACGACGCTGAATCAGATCGTCGCGCTCGCCGCTGGAGAAATACGGCAGGTTGCCTTCGGACGATTTGGCATCGGGGAAGACGCTCGGCTGGTTCGCGCCTTTATCGACCGCGGGACAGCCGATCTCGGTCAGCCAGATCGGTTTGCCGGCCGGGACCCATGCAGTCGCGCTGTCGCGTTCGACGCCATCGACGCGTTCATGGTGCGGATGGGCCCACCAGCTCCAGATATCCTTGGCACGGAACGTCCACGGCTTGCCGAAGCTATCGGTAATCGCGGCGCGATCCTGCGCCGCGCGCGCCGCATCATCGGCGTAGTACCAGTCATAGGCCTCGCCGCCTTGCAGGTTGCCGCGCAGATAGTCGCGGTCATGGATCGTCGCTGCGATCTCCTTATCCAGATGGGCTGCGCCGTCGCGCCAGTCCGACAGTGGCGCATAATAATCGATGCCGACGGCATCGATCGAAGGCGACGCCCACAACGCATCGAGCGGAAAGCGCACCTCGCTTGCATCATCCGTCACCACATGCGCGCCGTATTCGGTCCAGTCCGCGCCATAGGTGACAAGCGTGGAACTGCCGACAATGGCTTTGACGTCGGCGGCGAGCGTCGCCAGCGCCTGCACCGCCGGATAAACGCCCGCGCCGCAGCGCACGCGCGTCAGCGCTTTCAATTCCGAGCCGATCAGAAATGCATCGACCCCGCCGCAGGACACAGCAAGACTGGCGTAATGCAGGATCATCCGGCGATAGCTCCAGTCGCCTGGCCCACTGCCGGAAAAGAACTGCGCGAGCTGCGCGGCCGCACTCGCGGTGCCATCGGGCGATCCGGCAACACCCGGTGCGGGATCGCAGGTGATGCGCCCGCGCCAGGGATAGGCCGGCTGCGAAGCCGCGCCGGTCCACGGATCGGGCAACGCATTGCCGGGCGGAATGTCCATCATCAGGAACGGATACAGCGTCACCTTGAGGCCACGCGCCTTCAGCTCCGTGATCAGGTGCCGCAGGCTGTCGTCGGACGGCGTGCCGCCATAGGACGGAACGCCCGCGACGGTCGAAATCACATAGGCACCGGGACGCGTGACACCCGCCACCGACCATGTGCCGCCCGAGGTGATCTTGATCGCGTTGTCGACGCCGGGTCGCACCTTGCAATGGCCGGCGCGCAGATCGGATCCGAACCAGGCGACGACGATGGCGACGCGCTCGAGCACCGGGCATGTCGCCTGCAGATCGTCGAGCGACGCGATGATATTCGACGCCGCGGTGGAGACATGACGGTTCTCCGGCGCGGACTGGCCGGGCCCGAGCACGCGCACCACCGCGTTGGTGTCGTAGCCGAACTCGGTGCCGCCCGGGATCAACGTCACCGCGCGCGTCATGCGCTCAAGTCGCCCGATCGGCCGCACGATCTCGAACGAAAGCTGCGGAATGCGGTTGCCGAAACTTGCAAGCGGCAGCCGCTCGAACACCACATAGGCGGTGCCGCGATAGGCCGGCGCGTTGGCGATGCCCTCCTTCGCCACGATTAGGTCGTCGGGCAACTGATCCTCGCTGCCGCGATGAACGCGGATGGTGAGGCCCGAGACATCGAGCGGATTGCCGTCGGCCCAGATGCGGCCGACATGACCGATCTCGCCTTCGCACAGACCGACCGCGAAATTCGCGAAATAGGAATAGGTCGTGGTGGTGGTCGTTGTGGTCGAACCGCCGCCACCGCCACCAAGACCACCCTTGCCGCCGGCGACGGTGCTGGTCTCGGTACGGGTCGAAACCACCTCCTCGAGCCGCGTCGCCCAGATCACCTGGCCGGACAGCCGCGCCCGGCCATAGACGCGCGGAATCGGCGCGCCTTCGGTTGACGCCATCACATCGAGATCGGCGAGACGCGGACCTTCGACGCTGCGTGTCTTCGACGTCTTGAACAGCGAACGGTCGAGCAGATTGCCAGCCAGAGCACCGGCGATCCGGCCGGCGATCGCGCCGGCGGGGCCGAACACCGCGCCCGCAGCGCCGCCCGCGACCGAGAGAACAAGTGCGGCCATCAGTCGATCACTCCGGGAAAGCGGAAGGCATAAGCAAGCCGCCTGTGCCACCAGGACGACAGCGCCACCTCGCACACCGCCGCGCCGTCATGGGCGTGGATCATGGTGCCCTCGCCGGTCGCGATCGCGGCATGCTTGGCGACGAAACCCTCACGCCAGCGAAACAGCAGCACGTCGCCGCCACCGATGGCATCGAACGCCACCGGCTCCAGATGACGCAGCGCCGCATCGGCCAGCGTCTCCTCGCCGCGCGCTTCCGCCCAGTCCGGCGCGTAAGGCGGCGGCGTCTCCGGCTCGCGGCCGAGGCAATTGCGATAGACGCCGCGCACCAGCCCGAGGCAGTCGCAGCCGACACCCTTGCATGAGCCCTGATGGCGATAGCGCGTGCCGATCCAGCCGCGCGCCTCCGCGACAATCGCAGCGCGGGTGAGAGAGGGAATCATGAGATTTGCCTGAGTGAAATTGAATCGTCATTGCGAGCATAGCGAAGCAATCCAGCCCTATCTTGCTTCCGTAGGACTGGATTGCTTCGTCGCTTCGCTCCTCGCAATGACGGCTCGACCTAAGATGATCTGCTCTAAGCCATCGAGCCGCCGTCATTGGCGGCACCGGCCCGCGGCGCGGCGACCACGAAGTCGTTGCCCGGAATCTGCGAAAAGCCGCGAAAGTTGATCGTGTTGGTAAAGCGGTCGCGGCAGGTGACGAAACGCTTGTCGCAACCCGCCGTCACGTTGAACGTATCGCCGACAGCAATCGGCTCGCTCATCGCCTGCCATAGCGAAAGCCGGACGCCGTCCGCCACCATGCGATGCTCCATGATCTCGACCGCAACACCCACATTGGCACCGCTGTTCCAGACCAGACGCCCCGCCGTGAACAGCCCATCCTCAAAACCATCGAGGCCCGAAACGATCATGACCGAGGTCGCATCGATTTGCGTCACGCTGCCCGTGCCGTGAAATTCCGATGCGGCGAGATCGATCCGGCAGCGCGCATCGCCCAGATCGACGCCGCAGCGCGCGGTGTAGAGCCGCCCGCTCTCCTGCGCCAGCGCATCGGCCAGTCCGCGCAGCTCGGCGGTGAACGCCTGCCCCTCGCGCTTGACCTCACCCAGCGTCGCGCGCGCGATCAGCACTTTCAGCGTCACATCACTCCAGTCCACCAGCCAGGTATCGACCTGTCCGGCGTCATAGCGCCCGGCGGCGAGATCGGCTTCGGTCAGAGAGCTGTCCGCCAGCGCGCCGGAAATCTCCGCGCCATCGACCGACAGGTCGAACCGGCTGCTGGCTTCCGACGCGGTGAAGCCGGTACCGGCGCGGCAGAGGATGCCGTCGATGACAATATCCTCGTCATGATCGGTGAAGCCCTGAACCACGCCGTCGCGCCGCGTCAGCGTCCAGCAATGCGCCAGCGTGGTTACGCCACTGTCGAGCTTATCCTGCAACGCGGGCGGGATCTGTCTCATGGCTTGATCTCTACCAGCGGGATTTTCGGAATCGCCCCGGCGCTGAAGGCAGTGAGATCGACTTCGAGATAGTCGGTATCGAACCGCACCGGCACATCGAACTGGAAGCCGGCGGTCACTGCCGCACCCAATGGCGGAATGTGTCCACTGGCAAAGGTGACGATCCCACTCGCGGTGTCGCAGGTGAAATGTTCAGGCATCGCCTCGCTGCCCGCCACCGCGACGCGCACGCTGCCCGGCACCGGCTTTGCGATCCGCCGTGCATAGGGTGCATAAAGACTGCCGTAGGATTTGATCAGTTGAAACGATGCCTGTTCGCCGTCGCCGGTGCCGATGGTCTGGTCGTGCGGCGTCACCGCCCCGGCAGGCGCAGCGGAGGAATGATCGAGCCGGTCGCGCCAGCGGAAACCGTAAAGCTGGCCACGCCGCTCCTCGAAGAATGCGACCACCGCCTGCAGCGCGTCGAGTGTCTTGACGCCATAGCCTGCATCATAGCGACGACGCGAATGCGCCCACCGCGCGTTGCGCTGCTCACGGCCCGAACCGAAGGTGACGATCTCGGTGCGCCGCTCCGGCCCGCCCGCGCTCTTCATCGCGATATCGAGCGGGAAAAGAACTTCGTGAAAGCTGGTGGGCATGGGATATCCGATTGGAATAACGCAGGAGCGCGACGCTATCCGCCGTCATTGCGAGCGAAGCGAAACAATGACGATCACAAACTCCGCTGACCGCGCGCAACGGCGCGGGCGATCTGCCCGGTGACATAACTCTCCGAGCGGCGGAAGCTGTCGGCGTCGGGCGTTGCGATCTGGATCGTGACATGAGTGGCACCGCCACCGCCAGCGGCGACACCGAGCCGCCCGTCCGGCCCGCGCTGCAACGGCATGATGGCTTCCGGTCCCGCCTCACCGGCGAGACCGACGCCACCCTGCAACAACGGGAAATAAGTCGGCGTGCCGATCACCCCGCCGGACGCGAACGGCTTCACCGCACCGCTCGCGGCGGCGAACATCGTCCCCGCTCCGCTGCCGGCCCCCATGAATCCGGAGAGAAGACTCTCGATGCCGCTGGTCAGACTTCGCTCCAGCGGCTTGAACGCCATCCGCACCGCGAGATCGGACAGCCGCAGCGTCAGCGACTTCAGAACATCGTCGAACTGCTTGCCGCCGGTGACGGAGGTCGCGAACGCCTGCGTCATCGCGCGCGAGAACGAACTTGCGCCAAGCTCAAGGTCGCGCGTGCGCAGCGTCAGGCTGTCGATGGTGCGGGAGGCGTCATCGAAGCTGTCGGAAATCTCACTCATGGTCGCTCCTTGGCGGCATCGGGAAACCGTGCCATCAACTCCTGCAATGCGGCGCGGCCGATCGGCGCATGTCCCTCGCCGCGCACGGCGCGGATCGCATAACCAAGTTCGCGCGGTGTCATCGCCCAGAACTCGCGCGGCGGCAACCGCAGCACGCCGAGCCCGAAGCCGATGGCTTCCTTCCAGGGAAACGGCGTCATCACGGCGTCTCCGGCGCGTCAAAGGTGGCCGCGATCAGGTCGGCGGCAATGCGGACATAGCCGGACGCGCCGCCCTCCACTTTCATCGCCATCACCTCGTCGTCGCCGATAGCGGCGCCTGCACCGCGCAGGCCCGCGCCGATGATACGCACAAGATCGCGCGCCGAAAGACGGCCGGAGCCAAAGCGGCCCGCCAGCGCCATCAGATCGTCAGCGCCGAACGCTGCTTCAAGCTCCGCCAGCGCGCCGAGCGTCAGCACCAGCGTGCGCCGCGCGCCGCCGAGTTCGGCCTCGATCTCGCCGCGATAGAGATTGGGCATTGCATCACCTCACAATGCAGCAAAGGTCAGCGCGCCGGCAGATTCCAGTCCGAGATCGAACGTCACCTCGCCATTGTGCTCGCCGGAGAATTCCAGACTGGTGATCTGGAACGGTCCGGCGATGGTGCCGAAGTCCGGCACTACCACCTGGCACGACGCCAGCGCGCCATCGAAAAAGATCTGCCGCACCAGCGCGTCGGAGGCGGCATCCTTGAACAGGCCGCGGCCGGAGACCGAGGCGCGCCTGACACCCGCCCCTTCCAGCAACTCGCGCCAGCGATCCGCGGACTCGGCATGAGTGATGTCGACGGTCTCGGCGTTGAACGCGATCTTGCGGCTCCGCATTCCCGCGACGGTGACGAAGCCCGCCCCGTCATCGATCTTCAGCAGCAGATCCTTGCCTTTCTGAGCGGCCATGGAGCCTCCTTTATCGAAAAGTTTTTTCCTCATGGTGAGGAGGCGCATAGCGCCGCCTCAAACCATGAGGCCACAATGAATCCTCATCCTTCGAGACGCCCGCTGCGCGGGCTCCTCAGGATGAGGGCTCCGATGTCACGCCGGCTCGGTCACCGCGCGAAAACGCACCAACGCGTGATAGGTCCGTCCGTCGCTTTCGCGGCGGATATCGGCGACGGAGAAGCGCAGATTGACCAGACGATGGCCGTCCGGCGCGAGCGGCGCATCGTCGAGCGCCTGCAACAGCGTGCCGGCGATCAGATGCGCCTCGCGATGCCCGCCCTTGCGCGACCAGGCATGCAGAGTGAGCTGATGCTCCTGCGTCATGCCGCCGTCGGATGAAGCATCGGTGAGCCGCGCCTCGCCCAGCGTGACATAGGGAAATGTCGCGCCACGCGGCGGCTCGTCATAGACCCGCGCGCCGCCGAGCACAGCAGCAAGACCCGCATCGCTCACCAGCGCGTCGTGAATCGCGGCGCGCAGCGCCACACCGGATGTGGTCATGTGGGAAAGCTCCAAGAATTCTCACGAAAGGGAAGCGCAACGCGTCGCCTCAATTCTTTGCACTATCGTCATGCCCGCGCTTGTCGCGGGCATCCACGTCTTGAGGAATCTCGACGAAGAAAGACGTGGATGGCCGGGTCAAGCCCGGCCATGACGAGAATCAAAAGTACTCGCTCAACCCATCCGCACGTCCGCTTCGATCTCGAGCGTGCGCCGGTCATCGCTGTCGCGGATCGTGACGATGCGATAGATGCGTGCGCCCTCGACAAAGCGATGCTGCAGCGTGACGCTGAAGCTGTTGCGCAGCACGATGCGATAGCGCTGGCTCGCGCCGTCGTTGTCGGCCTCGATTCTGCGGCGCGCGGCAAGCGGCGTCACCTGCGCCCACACCGTGGCAAAGGCGCTCCAGCTCCGCACCACGCCGCCCTGGTCGTCGGGCGTCTCCACTGGCTGCTGCAACACCAGCCGCGTTCGCAATTGTCCGGGATCGATCATAGCGACAGCACCCGCTGCGATGAAATCATGGCGTTGACGCTCGGCGGCAGCATCGCCACGCTCGCACCGATCGCGACCAGGCCACGGTTCTCGTACCAATGCGCGACCAGCATGCGGATCGCCTGCAACAGCACCTGCGGCACCTTGTCGGCCGTGCCGAACCCGATCTCGACATCGAGCTCAATACCAGCAGCAGCGCGGCCCGACGCGGGCAACGACCATGGCGGCGCGGCGATAACACCGGCGGCGCGGTCGAGCGTAAAGCGCCCGACATCGATCGCGGTCGCCTCTCCCGCCTCGCCATAGACACGCGCGGCAATCAATGTGCCCAGCGGGCCGAGCTTCGGCCTGATCCGTCCCTCCTCCGGCCAACGATCCAGAATGATGCGCCAGGTCTGGGTGATCAGGCCGAGCCGCGTCAGCGCCTCGACATGGTGGCGTGCCGAGCTGATCAAGGCGGCGATGATCGCGTCGTCGTCATCGTGCTCGACACGCAGGAAAGCCTTGGCGTCGCTCACCGACAGCGGCTCCGACGCCGGGCCGGTCAAAAGCATGGCGGACATGAATTCGTTTCTCTTCCGGTTGACAAAATCCGTGCATCAAGGCTCACCTGCGGCATGATCCCGCAGATGCTTCGCCTCGTTCCCCTTGTCGCTATCGTCGCAATGCTTGCCGCGCCCGCGCATGCGATCACAGGCAGCCGCTCCGCGCCGAGCGATGCCATCGCCCGCTCGCTGGTCACCGTGGTCGGCGCAGGCGGCCGCGTCTGCACCGGCACGCTGATCGCGCCGACCATCGTGCTCACAGCGGCGCATTGCATGGCGCCTGGCGCGGCCAATCGCGTGGTCGACTACTCGACCAAACCGCCGACGCTGATCACGCCGCGGCGTATCGCCGCTCATCCGCAATACAGCGCGCAGGCCATGGCCGCGCACCGCGCCACCGCCGATATCGCGCTGCTGCAACTCTCTTCGCCGATGGTCGGCAAATCCACTTCACCGCTCGGCGCACCGCGGATTCCGATCGTGCTCGGCGCGCGCTTCACCATCACCGGCATCGGCATCAGTTCGCCCGGCGGCAGCGATGTCGGTACAGTGCGCGCGGCAGGCCTGGTCGCCACCGGCAAGCCCGGCACGCTGCAGGTGCGCCTGGTCGATCCCGCTACTAACAACAAGAGTGCCGGCATGGGCGGCTGCACCGGCGATTCCGGCGCACCGGCGTTCGAGGATCAGAACGGGCGCAGCGTCATCGTCGGCGTGGTGAGCTGGTCCACCGGGCCGGATAATTCCGCCGGCTGCGGCGGCCTCACCGGCGTCACGCCCTTCACATTATATAGAGAGTGGATCGTCACCACCGCGCGCGGCTGGGGCGCAGCGTTTTAATTCTCGCTCAGTTCGATGCCGGCACCAGGGAGGGCGCGACTACGCGCGTTGCGCGAACCTCTGCTCCGTTTTGGAATAGATCTCAAGTCGGCTTGAAAATTCCATTATCCAGATTGAACAGCGACATACCGGCATCGCCTGCTTGCGGAAACCATTTCGATGCAGCAATTGCCTCCAGCTGAGCCCGCGCCTCGATCGGCGCGACAGCAAGCGTCAGCTTAGCTGCCTGCAAACGCACCTGCATATTTGGGAAGTCGTAAAGTTGCATGAGCGCACGGCGTTGGTCGCCAGAACGATTCTTCAATTCATCATGGATTTTCTTCATGTCATCGAAGAGCTTGTTGAACTTGGCTATACGTCCTTCTAGCAGCGCCGTATCCTGTTCACGCGTGATCACAGCGAACCGCTGCACGAGATCGGCTACACTCATGGCTGGCAAATCCACCTTCGTCATGGCTTCAAGACTCCGAAGAGAATGAGAGCATGCCGCCCAATTTTCTCTCGTTCCTCCCAACTTTTGTCAGAAAGATACTCTCGTGGGGACATCCAATTGTAGTCCGCGTTACGCGCTCCATACCATCCCGTAATCTGATAGTGCTTCAACCTCGGAATACTAACGATATTTGAAGGACCATCAATCTCGCTGCGTGAGAAGCCAAACCTCTCGGCCCATGTTTGTTCAACAACATGATGGTCGTCATAGCCAGGCCTTTTAAGACCTACACCCGCCTGAAGTTCTTCCAACGTCTTCGGTTCGTCCCGCCCTGCTTGAATATGAACGCGATAATCATCCAACCAGGCGACATTGTTCATTCCACCCACGTAGATATCCGCAGCGAGGCCTACATTCCTCCCTAACCAGCTTGCTATGGCGCGCAGAATTTTCGTGCGCTCCCAACTTGTTTGCGGCCGCTCAGTCGGGATTTCCGGTGGCTCACTCGAAGGATAATCAGGACCACCATTCGTTGGGACCTCACCCGCAAGCTGCGTATAATCTCCGTTGTCGATTTCCTGCGGCGAAATCTGAAACAACGCAAAGAGATCGGCAAAATCCGGCAGATCGCTAAGATCGACCGCTCCCAGCGGCGAAGCGGAATTTCCGCCCGCACCACCAGTGCCGTCGGTCCACCGCCCGCTTTCGCGTCCACTGCCAGCAGGCACGCGCGGCTGATCTGAGTTGTACTTCCGCTCCAGGGGCGGAAAGATCACGGCAACATCGGAGTCGGATTTGAGATAGCGCGCGGCATCCGGCTTGAGCCAACGCGCTGCATCCGGCCGCAACCACCGCGCTTGCTGATGACGCAAATATGCAGTCTCGCGCACAGCCATGTGGCGAAGCCCCGGTAATCAAGAGTGTTGATTGGAAAGCTGCGTGCCTATCCGCTCGCAACATCTTGCGCGGAAGAGAAAGCGTGGATGGCCGGGTCAAGCCCGGCCATGACACCTATGCTGCTATCGCATGAACACCGCCCTCGCCGCCTGTCGTAGCAGAAATAGAACGGCGCATGAGAGCCTTGTTAACTCGCCGCGAATTTGACGAGCTTGATGGCGTCGAAGTCCTGCACGCCGCCGCCGACGCGTTTGGTGGTGTAGAACAGCACGTAAGGCTTGGCGGAATACGGATCGCGCAGCACCCGCACGCCGAGACGATCGACGATCAGATAGCCGCGCTTGAAATCGCCGAACGCAATCGACAGCGAGTTCGCGCCGATGTCCGGCATGTCCTCGGCCTCGACCAGCGGGAAAGTCATCAGCGAGGCGCGGCCGCCCGCCTGCGCCGGCGGCTGCCACAGATAACCGCCGCCAGCATCCTTGAACTTGCGGATCGCGCCTTGCGTCTTGCGGTTCATCACAAAGGTGCCGTTCTGCCGGTAGCCCGCCTTCAGCGCATAGATCAGGTCGATCAGCACGTCGGACGGATCGTCCTCCGGAAACGCGGCGGAGACGCCGGTGGCGACATGGCCGAGCTTGCCCCAGACCCAGGAGCCGTTCGCCACCGTGTCATAGTTGAGGAAGCCCTTCGGCTTGTTGCTGCCGTCGCCGCTCACGAAAGCCGCGCCTTCCTGCACCGCGAAAGTGAGCTCGACCTCGGAGGCGATCCACTCGTCGATGTTGACGGCGCTGTCGTCGAGCAGCGTCGCGGTCGCCGCCGGCATGGCATAGAGCTCCATCGCCGGAAAGCTCAAGGCATCGAGCGTCGGCGATGTGGTCTGGCTGCGCGTATCGGTCTCGCCGACCCAGCCGGTCGCGGGACCCGCGGTCATGAACGGCTTCTTGTAGACGCCGCCGCTGATCTCGCGCACGCTGGCGATGGCACGGATCGGCGAGATCGCGGCGAGGCGCCGGCCGATCTCCTGTTCGAGTTCGTTCGGCACCAGATAGCCGCCGTCCGGATTGGAGCCGACCGACATCGCCTTGGTCTCGATCGCCTTCAGGCCGGAGGTCTCCCCGGCGCGGACATAGGCATCGAACGCGCTCTTGTGTTCGCGCGTGGCACTGTCAGCGAAACGCGACGGTGCACCACTGAGCGAGGGCCGCGCCGATTTCAGCGCCAGCTCGTCGATCCGCTTCATCTGCGTATCGAGCGCGGCGTTGATGCGGTCGACCTTCTCTTCCAGCAGCACGTCGGCGCGGCGGCCGAGCGAAGTCAAACGCTCGTCGTTGGAGGATTTGAACTCCTCGAACGAGCGCATCAGTTCATCATGGGCGTCGCGCCCGGCGGCGGAAATGCCGGCCTTCTGCTCCGGCGCGGCGTCGTGGATATCGATCTCCATCAGGGTCTCCTTTGCAATGGATTGGATCGGCAACAAAAACGCCGCCCGAAAGAGGCAGCGCGGCATGTCGTCATGGGCGAGAGGCCGAAAGACGGCACTCTCGCGAAAACGGTCGTTTGGGCGTGCGCGGCATCTCCTTCACCGCCCGTACCCGTGCCCCCGCGAGCAGCGGAAAGGTGACGATGGAAATCTCCCACAGGTCCACTTGATAGAGTTTGCGCACACGCGTCCTGGGGTCGATCCGGCCGCGCACGGTGCGATAGCCGATCGACAGGCCGTCGATCGCGCCCTGCCCGACCAGCGCCAGCAATTCGCGGCCGCGCGCCACATCCGGAATGAGGCGTCCGCACGCCCATAGCCCGCGAAAATCCTCGTGCAGATCGAGCCAGATGCCGACCGGCTCGGCAGGATCGTGCTGAAACAGCATCGGGATCTTGCGCAGGCCGCGGCTCTGCAGCGTCTGCGTGAATGCGCCGGGCATCACCATGTCGCGCGCCTGGTCGATCTCGCCGAACAGGCTGGCATAGCCCTCGACGGTGCCGTCGCCGGCCAGCGTGACGCGAGATGTTGAGGCAATAGGCGCGTGCATGGGCGTTCCTCGCGAATGGCGCGTGGTTGAGAAGAGCGGATGTTTTGGAAAGGCTGCTTTTAAAGAACAGGGTCGTCCCGGCGCAGGCCGGGACCCATCACCACCGAACGTGGTTATGCGACACAGGGTGCGAACATTTTGCAGCCAACGAAAACTCAGGGAGTCCAGGTCCCGGCCTACGCCGGGACGACTTGGATCAAGTTGTCTTCCCGCGCCTTGTGGTCTTGCGCCGCACCGGCTTGGCCCGCGCCGGCTTGGCGGCAGGCGTTCGCGCGGCCTTCTCGAGGTGCGCGAGGAATTCACGAAACACAGTGAGATGCTGCGGCTTCGATTTGGTCTCGCCGCTGATCGCGCGCAGCACGGTGTGCAATGTATCCATGATGGTCCTCACTCGGAGCGGCGCGCGCCGTTGCGGCGGGCGCGGCGGTTGAACTGCGCAAGCTCGCGCACGAAGTCGTCGAAGCGCCGCGCTGCGGCGGCGTATTCGCGCAACGTCAGCAGGAACGCACCGCTCGCCGCGCTTGCCCACAGGAACAGCGCGAGATGCGCGAGATCGCCCCGCGCCGTGAAGGTGTTGATCAGGTCGGTCATTTCACCATCGAAGCTCTTGCCCCGGACGCAGCGCGGCGTTCTTCATGCCGCACTGCAGAGCCGGGGCCGTTCCAAACCCATACCCTGGACGGTCCCGGTTCTGCGAAGCACCGCTACGCGCTGCATCGCGCCCGGGACACCAACGCTGCGAAAAGATCACCCCAGCCTGTCGCCACCGGCGAGCGGCGCGTAACCCGTCGCTTCGCGTTTTTCGTTGAGCGTGAGAAACGGCGCCGAGGCGATGCGCTCCCACAGCGCGGCGCGATCGGCCGCCAGCGCATCGACCTTGTCGGTGTCGATCACCAGCCGCAATTCATCGCCGAATTGCGGCGCGAGCCACTGCACCAGCGCAGCGCCGACGCGTGCGGCCAGCGGCAGGATAGTCTGCCGCCACAGCGCGCGGTTGGCTTCCTGAAAATTCGCGTAAGTATTGTCGCCCGGAATGCCGAGCAGCATCGGCGGCACACCGAAGGCCAGCGCGATCTCGCGCGCGGCAGCGTGCTTGGCCTCGAGAAAGTCCATGTCCTTCGGCGTCAGCGACATCGCTTTCCAGTCGAGCCCGCCTTCGAGCAACAAGGGCCGCCCGGCATTGACCGCGCCCTGATAGGTGTCGGTGAGTTCGCGCTTGAGCCGATCGAACTGCTGATCGGACAGCACCGCGCCGTCCGGTCCGGAATAGACCAGCGCGCCGGAAGGCCGCGCCGCATTGTCAAGCAGCGCCTTGTTCCATTTCGCCGCCGCGTTGTGCGTATCGACCGCGACCGCCGCCGCCTCGATCGGCGCGCAGCCATAATGATCGTCGAGCGGATGAAAGAACGTCAGATGCAGGATCGGCGGCACGCGCGACTGCGTCTGCTCGAAACGCACGCTGCGCCCGGCCACCGCATATTCATAGGCATCGGGCCAGCCGTCGCTGCCTGGCACCACCTTCATGCGGTCCGGCCGCAGCGCGTAAAGCTCGCGCACCTCGTCGTCCAGCGTGACGCCCTCGACATAGGCGTTGCCGGCCAGCAGCATCTGCGCATACAGCGTCTCGAAGAAGCTCGCGCCGTCCTGGCGCGGGTTGGGCCGCGCCAGCAGCCGCAGCAGCGGATGCCGGTCGCGCTCCATCGCGCCTTCGTAGAGCAGGAAGCTACACGAGGCCGCGTTCTCCGCGATCAGCCGCACCGCGCGATGCACGATGGCGTTGGCGAGATAACCCTCGCGCGCCAGCGCCGCATAGTCGCGCGGCGTCCACCGCGCCCGCCCACCAGACTCGAACGCCAGCACTTTCGCCGTGCGAGAGGTTTTGGTTTCGGGGGCGGTGAAGAGGCTTTTCAGATTGAACATGAGAAGTGATCCAAGTTCTTGCCCCGGACGCGGTGCGGCACAACGTGGCGCACTGCTGAGCCGGGGCCGTTCCAAATTCCGGCGCCCTTGACGGTCCCCGTTCTGCAACGCGGCACTACGCGCCGCATCGCGACCGGGACACATCTCGATAGATTTGTCGCTACAACTCCCTCACCCTCGGCGCACGGGGCGCGTTGAAACTCAGCGAAGCGATCGCCCACACCAGCGCGTCGAGCCGGTCCGGCGAACGGCCGGACGACAAACCCGATGGCCCGAAGTCACACATCTCCTCTTCCAGCGCCGGAAAAACACCAGCATGCCGGACGCGGCCCTGCTCGTAGAGCGTCGCCACGGGTTCCGCGCGCAGCCATTTGCCGCGCGAGGCACGCACCGCGATCACCGGCACGCTGGCATCGACTTCGGCGATCACCGCGCGCACCATCTCGCCACCCTGGTTGACCTCGACCACCAGCGCATCGGCCTCGAGCCGCCGCCACAGCGCGATGGCCTGCGAGGCCCACGCCGCAGGCGTCGCATTTGAAACCGTCTCGTCCGCGAGCACGACGATCATCCCCTCGCCGCTGATCCCCGCCGCGACGATGCCGCAGCGGTCGGCGCGCTTGCCGGACGACACCGGCGGATCGACCGCGACCACGATGCGCGCCAGCGAAGGCGCCGCCTCGATGCGACATTGTTCAAGCTGCGCACGCGACCACAGCGCGTCGGGCCGCTCCTCGATCAGTTCGCCGTCGAGCTCCTGCCGCCCGAGCCGCGTGCCGGCATAGCGCGCCATCACGCTTTGCAGAAAACTTGGCGCGAGGTTGAACGCATTGATGCGGGTCGCCGCGCGCGTCACCACGCAGCTTGCGTCATTCAGCAGGCGCTTGATCAGCGCGGTCGGCCGCGGCGTGGTGGTGATCAGTTGCCGCGGCTGCGCGCCAAGCCGCAGCCCGAACTGCAGCATGTCGAAAGTCTCGTCGGCATAGCGCCATTTCGCCAGTTCGTCCGACCAGGCGCAACCGAATTGCGGCCCGCGCAGACTTTCCGGATCTTCGGCGGAGAACGCATAGGCCACCGCACCGTTATTCCATTCCAGCCGCTTGCGCGAGGAAATCCATGACGGCCGCTCGTCACGCCGATGCACGGCAAGCAAACCGGAAACGCCCTCGATCATCACCTCGCGCACGTCGTGCTCGGTCTCGCCCACCAGCGCGATGCGGCCGACCGCGTCCTGTGCCAGCGGCGCAAGGCCGAGCGCCTGCGCCTTGATCCATTCCGCTCCTGCGCGGGTCTTGCCCGCGCCGCGCCCGCCGATCATCAGCCATGTCAGCCAGGACTCTCCGCTCGCGGTCGTCGCGGGTGGCCATTGATGCGCGTGCGCGAACAGCCGCCAGTCGGTCGCAATCAGATCGAGATCGCGTTCACTCAGTTGCGCCAGAATGTCGAGGCGCTGTTTCGGCGACAATGCGCTCCAGGCGGCTCGCGAGCTCGCGTCGAAGCTCGTTGATGTCTCGCGGCACGGCGTCGTCGTCACGTTGCGCTTTCTCCTCGCCCGCCCGCAACTGCATCACCTCGCGCAACGTGCGCGCCAGCGAAGCGAGCATCCGCGCCCGCCGCTCGGCATGGCCGTTCTGGCGCAGCGGCACCAGACGGCCGCTCACCATGCTTTCGATCTGGTTGAGTTCGTCCTCGATCGCGCCGGAGACGCGTTCGAGCAGCACCGCGACCGGCGCGCGCGCGGCCTCGCCAAGAATCTTCTGCTCGATACTGCGGGCACCCTCCATCTGCGGTGTACGCGCGTTGGCGCGCGTCCGGGCAGCGGACGTCTTCTTCTTCGTTGCGGTCAATGCCGCTTTCGTTTTCGGAGCTTTGGTCGTCGTGGCGGCGGGCTTTGCCGTTGTCGCCAGCTTCTTCGCCGGCTTGCGTACGCGCACGGCTTTTCGTCCCGCCGGCGCACGTGCCGGTCTGGCGGGAGTCTTCAAAACCAT